AATCGACCATCGCCGCCTACTTGGCCGGCACGCGCGGTGCGCGGCCCTCTAAGCAGATCGGCGACCGCCTTGAGCAACTTCATGCCGAGCGTTGCCATCTGTCCACCAAGCGACGCCGGCGAACGAACAATTCTCGCTCCCAGTAACGCTGGGTGCTTTTTTTTGCCCTAAAAGTTGCACATAGGAAAAACCAATTGGCAACAGCAGTACCGAGAACCACCCCACTGAGAACCACCGAAAGGAGAAGTACCCCATGAAGACCGCCCGAAACATCATCGTAAAGACCTGTCTGACTGCTGACGAGTTCGTTTTGCTCGCGGCGGACTGTCGAGCGGATGACGTATCGCAAAGCAAGAAGCTGCGCGATTCGTGGCTCAGCTGCCGGAATGGTAAGCCGGCGAGCCGGGCGTCGAGTAGGCCCAGCATTGGCCAGCGTCTGGCCAAGTTCGCCCCGAGCCGCACGATGCGTCCGACTGCCTACATGCGTTCCTGAACATTGAGGATTAGATGAACGAACAACCGCAAACAAAACCGCCAAAGTACTCACCAGAACGCCGCGTATGGGTTTGGCAATTCGTAGTCCGCTGCATTGACAAGGCAGATCAGGACGAGCGCAAAGCTGATGCGTACAAGCTGGTCAACCAGCAATTGAGGGATGCATCTGACGCTGGGGGGAGGCCTTGATGGACCCCAGCATTTGCGCTGTCACCCCTGAAGCCATGCGCCAGCGCGGCGCAGAAGCGCACGACCGCGGGCTCACGCTCGACGATCACGACATGAATCCCTGGGCACCTGCAGTCGCTGACTGGAAAACCGGTTGGCTCGCACGTCATCACGAAGTCACGCAGGCCAAAGGCCATCATGCGATGGAGTGCCCACCATGACGAAGCACGCCCATCGCTTGGCCGACTCCATCCTGGCCCTTGTCAACGCCGCTCCGCGTTCCAATGAAGAACTTCGGACTCTGACCGGCTTTTCCCGTTCGGCAGTAAGCAAGTACCTGGAAAAGTTGGAATCCTCCGGCCTCGTCCACCGCAGGCGCAAAGAAATCCATCGCGCAAGCGGCTACCAGTACATGTGGCATAACGGCCCTGCGAAGCCTGGGGCGTCGGTTGAGGTCGTCCCTGCAGAAGGGAACTTCCCGGGCGCCATGCCGAAGCAAAGAATCGTCCGCGAATACCCCTCCGTCAACCGCCGGGACTGGCTCGTGGCAGCGTTCTTCGGGCCTGCACGCAAGGTGAACCTGTTGGACAAGGAGCACTGACGTGGCACGCGCACACAACTGGAAGGGCCGTACGCGCCTTCTCAAGCCTGAAATATATACGGACGAGCGCTTTGCGTACCTGACGCCCTTGGATCGCCTGCTGTTCACTGGGCTGCTTGTGTTCTCGTCGGCAGCCGGCGCGATACCGGCCGATCACGATTCGATCAAAGCCGCTGTTTTTCCCTACAGGCAGAACGTTGACGTAGTGGCCGGCCTGTCTGCAATCGAGGGCGCCGGCCTCATTAAGCGGGATGGCGACATCTTCCAGATTCAGTCGCTCAGCGACTTCGTCCAAGTGCCTGCCGCCCCAAAGCATGGCGCGCACGCAGCAGCCCGACGCGCTCAGAAGCGCAACGCAATGCCTGCGTGGGCGGATCGCGCCGCTATCGTGGCGATCTACACTGAGGCGAAAGCACGCCGGAAAGCAACGGGCCAAGACTGGCACGTCGATCACATCATCCCCCTGTGCGGCAAGAACGTCTGTGGCCTCCATGTAGCAGAGAACCTGCGGATCATCTTGGCCCGCGACAACCTGCGCAAGTCAAACAAGTTCGAGGTGGAAGCGTGAACTTCTACCCGTTCCACCTGGGCGACTATGCCGCCCACACGCGCCACCTGAGTTTGATGGAGGATCTGGCCTATCGGCGCATGCTCGACCTGTACTACACCTCGGAATCGCCATTGCCCGCTGAGCCTGAGAAGGTAGCTCGTCTGATCGGTATGCGCGAATACATGCAAGAGGTATCTGATGTGCTGTCTGACTTCTTTGTGAAATCAGATGCAGGTTACACCAATGCGCGATGCGACAAGGAAATCGAAACGTACAGGGCGAAGGCTGAGCGTGCGAAACAGGCCAATTTGGCTCGTTGGGGCGGCGGGAAAGAATCTCCCGATCTGAAATCAGATGTGAAATCAGATGCCGGAGATATCCCAACCAATACCAATACCAATCCCATTACGAATACCAATCCAAAAGCAAAGTCAAAACCAAAAACCGCAACCGCTTCGCGCTTGCCGGATGACTTGGCTGAAGACTTCGAAGTGATCTGGGCAGCCTATCCCCGCAAGCCTGGGATGAGTCGTTCGAACACCGAGAAGGTATTCGCTGCTCGCATTGCCGAAGGCGCAAAGCCCCCCACCATGCTCGCCGGGGTGCAGGCCTACGCCGCCTATGTCGTGGCAATGGGTACGGAGCCGCAGTTCATCAAATCGCCAGAGACCTTCTTTGGCCCCGGTAAGCACTGGGAATCCGACTGGACGCCACAGCCCCGCGCATCGCCGCGCCAGACGCAGAACGACAACAAGCAGCGCCTACTCGATCGCATCAACGGAACCAGAAGCCATGACTACGAACCTCGCATCATCGACATCAACGACTGCCCTGCCTGAGCGCTGGGTTGAGCGTCTGTTCGAGCGGATGCTGCTCGACTACGGCAAAAAGTTCGCTGATCAATGGGGGGGCGCCAACACGGACGCCCTGATAGCGCACTGGTCCCGGGAGCTTGCCGGCTACAGCGGCGCCGAGCTGAAGCGCGGCCTGGATGCCCTGAGCACCCGCGAATGGCCTCCTACGCTGCCCGAGTTCAAGAAGCTATGCCGGCGCCCCCTTGACGCCACAGCGGCCTACTACGAGGCCGTCGCAGGCACCCAAGAGCGCGCCAACGGAAAGTACGGCAAATGGTCGCACCCGGCGATCTACTGGGCTGCCATGCCGCTGTCGTTCGATCTGCGGGAGCAGACCTATAGCCAGATCAAAACGCGCTGGGAAGCGGCCCTGAATGAGCAGTTGGACAAAGGTGAATGGCCCGAGATCCCGCAGCCGATGGTTGCGTTGCCGGCGCCCGGGAAGACGAAGACCAGCCGTGAGGAAGCAGCACAGCGCCTGCGTGAGTTGGGTGCAACGATGGTCGTGAAGGACTTCCGAGGTGGTGATGCGCGTGGCTGGGCCAAGCAACTGCTGGAACGCGAGGCGGCCGGCGAGGCGTTATTGCCGATCCAATCGAGATTTGCTCGCGAGGCGCTGGACATCAAGCCCGACAAGCCATGAACCGCGATCCGCTGCCCTGCGTCCTTTGCTCACGGTTCCACCGCCGCGACGACGCTCCACCAGGCCACGGCTACTGCGAAGGCTACGAGAGGATGCGAAGGCACGACGAGACGAACGAGGCGTGCCCTCTGTGGAATCGGGCAAAGGACGAGGCTCAGCGCAAGGCATGGGCAGAACGACAAAAGGAGACGACATGACGAAACAGCAATACCAACTAGAAGCCCTCGCCGGCCTGCAATACGCCCTGCTGATGATGCGGCTCGGCGTACGGATGAGGTAGTGACTATTTCGCGCTCGAGCGCAGCGATGCCGGGATTCCGGCTTCGACAACGACACGGGAGAACCTGAACGATGAAACGAATCCTGATCCTGGCGGCGCTGCTGGCCGGCTGCAGTAACGGCTACAAGGAAAAGACGTTTCCGGTGAAGCCGGGCGAGCTGGCAGACTGCCGTTTCTTCGAACTGACGAACGACACTGGGGGCATCGTCACCGTAGCACGCTGCCCGAACAGCGCCACGACGACCAATTATAAATCCGGCAACGCCACGCGCACGACGGTCATTATCGATGGCAAGCAGTACGTCGAGAAGGAGGCGACGGAATGACCCTTGCCCGCTCCACCGCCCTGCGCACCACGCTTCGTGAGCGGCGCTGCACCATCTGCAAGGACAAGTTCAAGCAGTAGCGCGCGATGCAGTCGGTGTGTTCGCCGGCCTGCGCCGCCGCCCACGTGCGTCGTGAGAAGGAGAAGGCGGACCGCAAGGAGACGCGCGAGCGCAAGCAAGCCCTCAAGACGCGCTCGCAGCACATCGCAGAGACGCAAGCCGCGTTCAACGCCCTCGTCCGTTACCGCGACCGCAACGAAACGTGCATCAGCTGCTCGACCGTGCTCGCGACGCTGGCCGACCAACCCGGGGGCGGCTACGACTGTGGCCACTACCGAAGCCGCGGCAGTGCGCCGCATCTGCGTTTCGACTTCCGCAACGCGCACGGGCAGTGCAAGAAATGCAACCGCTACCGCGCCGGTAACGCCGCCGACTACCGCATCGGCCTGATCGGGCGCATCGGCCTCGCGGCTGTCGAAGCACTCGAATGCGACCAGACCGGCGGCGACTGGACGATCGCCGGCCTCCAGGCTATGAAGGCAGATTTCAAAGCGCAACTGCGCGCACTGAAGGAAGAAGCATGATAGGAGCTCTCGCTGGAGTGGTCATTGTCCTCCTGGGGGTGTACGGAGGCGAGGCCGTGATTAAACATTGGCAGCTCGGCCCGCGCGCCGCGCTGTCGCTCGGCTGGCTGATCGGCATGGCCTTCAGCCTCGCCATGTTCGTGCTGGCAAAAGCGATGGAGGCCGCATGATTCCTCTCATTTTCGCCATCCTCGGTTTCTTCGCCGGCTTCGCCTTTGCCATTTTGCTCGCCATCGCAATTCAAGCCGACATGCGACAGATCTCGTCTGCGCTGGATGAAATGGAGCGTCAATGACGGTGCAGCACAACGATCCAGCGCCCATCAAGCAACTTCTCACCGAGTGGGCGCGCTATCACATCGATCACCCCGAGCAAGTTCCCGGCGACGTCAAGCGCCTGGACGAGGAAATCAGCCGCCTCAATCCGAAGTCAGTGCGTGTATTAGAGCTACAATACTGCGACCCACGCCCGCAGAAGGTGAAGGCCGCAATTCTGCAGATGTCCCGGCAGATATTCTCCGCGCACCTACGATGGGTGCACGACCAATTGTCATTCGCACTGAAACGAAATTCAGTGTCATGACAATTTAGATCTCGCCCACATTTCACTGTATCTCTACCATTAGAACTGTGCGCCATTGCGCCCAAACCATTTCTAGTGGAGTGAACATGAGCGGTCTCGGCAAAGGTCAAGAAGGCAATCCCAAATACGCGGCCAGCTGCGCACGCGAATCCCGCGAGGCGAAAGCCGGCGCATTCCACGGCGGTACTCCCCCGAGTGGCCCGAAACCGGAACCCGTTCGCCTGAATGGCGTTCGTGCGCCGAAAGACAAAGGCCTGAGCAAGTAAATGGCCGAACTCAAAGCCAAAGCCCGCAACAAGCTGCCGAAGTCCGAATTCGGCATGCCGGGCGAGCGCAAATACCCGATGCCCGATAAGAGCCACGCGCGCAACGCAAAAGCTCGCGCATCGGAAATGGCGAACAAGGGAAAGATCACCGAGAGCACCAAGTCGAAGATCGACGCAAAGGCCGATCGCGTCCTGGGCAAGAGCAAGAAGAAGTAGCTATGCCTCGTCCGTCCAAGTTCAAAGAGGAATACATCGACCAGGCGCGCAAGCTGTGCAAGCTTGGGGCGACTGATCGCGAACTGGCGGACTTCTTTGGCGTCTCTGAGAAAACGTTGAACAACTGGAAACTCGAAAGTGATGAGTTTCTTCAGTCCTTAAAAAGCGGCAAGGATGAAGCTGATGACCGCGTAGAGCGCAGCCTCTTCGCTCGTGCTGTTGGATATGAGCACGATGACGTGGATATCAGGGTGATTGAGGGGAAGGTAGTAGAGACCCCAATCGTCAAGCACTATGCCCCCGATACTACAGCGGCCATCTTCTGGCTCAAAAACCGCCGCAAGGACGAATGGCGAGACAAGGTAACGCAGGAGCATCAGGGGCCGAACGGTAGCCCGATCCAGCACGACATGACGCTGACTGTTTCGTTTGTTGACCCGAAATGAACGTCGACTTTCCGAGCAAGTTCCAATTTCTGTTCCAGCCGAAGCGCTACAAGATCGCGTACGGCGGGCGTGGCGGCTCGAAGTCGTGGGCATACGCTCGCGCACTGTTGCTGCGCGGTGCAAGCGAGAAGACGCGCATTCTTTGTGCTCGTGAGATTCAAGACTCGATCCGTGATTCGGTGCACAAGCTGCTGACGGACCAAATTCACGCCCTGGGCCTCGCGTCGTTCTACGAGATCCAGAACGCCAACATCTACGGCAAGAACGGGACTGAGTTCTCGTTCATCGGGCTGAAAAACAACCCGACGAAGGTCAAGTCGTACGAGGGCGTCGACATCGTATGGGTAGAGGAAGCGGCGACTGTCTCCAAGCGCTCGTGGGACGTTCTCGTGCCGACCATCCGTAAAGAAGGCTCGGAGATTTGGATCAGCTTCAACCCGGAGCTGGAGACGGACGAGACCTATAAGCGCTTCGTGCTGAACCCTCCGCCCGATTCTGGCGTCGTCAAGATCAACTACAACGACAACCCGTGGCTTCCTGACACGCTGCGCGCAGAGATGGAGCATTCGAAGGCGACTGACCCGGATGCCTATAACCACATCTGGCTTGGATTCACGAAGAAGATCCTCGACGGTGCTGTGTACGCGAAGGAGCTGCGCCGCGCCGAAGAGGCCAAAAGGTTCACGCGGGTGCCGTACGACCAGAGCAAGCCCGTCCATACGTTCTGGGATCTGGGTCGCGCCGACAAGACGGCTATTTGGTTTGCGCAAATGGTCGGTATGGAGTTCCGCGTGATCGATTTCTACGAGAACTCGGGCGAGGCAATCGGCCACTACATGAAGCACATGCAGAGCCTGGAGTACGTCTACGGCGATTGCTGGCTTCCTCACGACGCGCAGAACGAGCTGTTGGCAAGTGAACGCACGATTGAACAGCAAATGCGCGCAGCCGGCTTCAAGGTGCGAATCACGCCCAAACAGAGCATTTCGAGCGGTATCGAAGCGGCGCGTGCTTTGTTCGGCCAGCTGTGGTTCGACGAAGAACGCTGCGCCGATGGCATCAATGCTCTGCGCCACTATCGATATGAGGTTGACCCGGACACGAAGATGTACAGCAATCAGCCGCTGCATGACCACAACTCGCACGCCGCCGATGCGTTCCGCTACATGGCCATCGCCCTGAAGGAGCCGAAGCAGCCCGTGCGTAACTTCCAGACGATCCCACGGCGCCCGCTAGTGACTGGGCGTCATGTTCCTGGAGGATGGATGTAATGGCTGAGCGCTCAAAGGACATTGTGGCTCGGGCGCATAAGCGCTTCAAGCTTTGCATCGAGTGGGAGCAGGACACACGCCAGCGCTTCAAGGACGACATTCGCTTTCTGTTTGCCGACTCGGACAATCAGGAGCAGTGGAACGCCGCGGTGCGTGCGCGCCGGCAGATCCAAGACCAACCAATGGTCACGATCAACAAGACGCACACGCACTGGCTGCACGTGGTCAACGAGGGCAAGGAGAACAAGCCTTCGGTGGTCGTGCATCCTACCGGCGACCAGGCCACGTACGAGGCCGCGCAGATCATCGAAGGCATCGTCCGGCACATCGAGTACATCTCGGACGCGCAGACGGCCTACGACAAGGCCAGCGAGTTCCAAGTGGGCGGCGGCATCGGCTACTGGCGCATCGTGACGGACTACGCCGACGAGAATGGCTTCGACCAAGAGATCTACATTCGCCAGATCCCCGACCCGCTGTCTGTGTATCTGGATCCGCACATCAAGACAGTGGACGGTTCCGATGCTCGCTTCGGCTTCGTGTTCGATGACATGCCGCGCGATAAGGCTGAGGCCAAGTATGGTGCCGTGCTAGACAAGCAAACGTTCGGTGATGGCGCGCTCTCGTGGAACCGCAAGGACGTCGTCCGTGTTGCTGAGTACTACGAAGTCATCGAGTCAAAGGAGTGGCTGTACGCAGTCGAAGGTGACAACGGCATCGAGTACGTACGAGAGTCGGAGCTTCCAGACGAAGCTCGTCCGATGCTCAAAGCAGCGTTCGACCAGGGCAACGCACAGCGCCGCCGCGTGGACAAACGCACGGTGATGCATTACCTGATCGTGGGCGATAAGATCGTCGAGTCCAGCACCTGGGCGGGCAAGTACATCCCGATCATCCGCGTGCCGGGCGAAGAGATCGTCATGGAAGGTCGTCTTGATCGCAAGGGGCTCGTGCGTTATCTGAAGGACGCACAACGCGCCTACAACTACAACGCGTCGGCTGCACTGGAGTTCGGCGCGCTGCAAAGCAAGTCACCGTACATGGCGCCTGTGGAGGCCATCGAAGGCCTGGAGAACTACTGGGCCACGGCGAACACCCAGAACCACGCCTACCTGCCGTACAACCACGCGGACGAGAACGGTAATCCGATCCCGTCGCCTGAGCGTCAGCAGCCTCCCTCTTCGGCTCCTGTATTCATGGATGGCATGCAGGCCGCGGAACGCGAACTGATGATGGCGTCGGGCCAGTACGAAGCCACGTTCAGCGAGCAAGGCAACGAGATCTCGGGCGTGTCGATCGAGCGCCGGCAGAAACAGGGCTCGCGCGTCACGTTCCACTTTGTGGACAACCTGTCGAAGGCCATCCGCTTCACTGGCAAGCAGATCATCGACCTGATCCCGAAGATCTACGACACGAAGCGCATCATTCGCATCCTCGCTGAAGACGGCGAGGAACAGCAGATCCAGATCGACCCGACGCAAAAGGTGCCGCTGCAGCAGAACAAGGACGAGAGCGAAGCGAAGGTAGCGGCGATCTTCAACCCGAACGTCGGCAAGTATGACGTCGTGGCTAAAGCTGGCCCGAATTTCGAGACACGCCGCGAAGATGCATTCAACGCGATGACGCAGTTGCTTGCCTCGGCGCCCGAACTGGCGCAGGTCATCGGCGACCTGTACATGGGCAATGCGGACTTCCCCGCGGCCGACAAGCTGCAGGAGCGTATGCGCAACTGGATCCCGAAGGCGATCTTGGGTGAAGGCCCGTCGCCGGAAGAACAACAACTCCAGCAGCAGCTACAGCAGGCCATGCAGGTCATCCAGCACTTGCAGCAGGAATTGCAGGACAAGACCAAGGCGCAGGAGATGGAGAAACAGCGCCTCGACATGGACGCATTGAACCATCTGGCCCTGCGCATGGAAAACGACAAGGAAACCATCGTCGACGCGTTCAAGGCCGAGACCGATCGTCTCAAGGCACTCGTGGGCGCACTGGATCCCGAACAGATCTCGGCAGTTGTGCGCAAGACCATGCAGGAGATGATGACCGCACCTAATCCTGCGCAGAACTTAACGCAAGAGCGCATGGACCCCGATGCAGCATACGAAGCCGGAATGAATACCGTGCTCGCCCCAGTTTGATAGCCACAGGAGAAAAGAATGAGCGATCAAGTTCAAGAGCCGCAGGAACAGCAGCAAACACAGGTCGTAGAGGCCGAGCAGCCGCAGGAAGCGCAGCCGCAAGCGCAGGAAGAACCAAAGACCGCGCCTACCGACTGGGCACTTCGTCGCATCGCTGAAATTACGGCCAAGCGCCGCGAAGCTGAAGCCGAAGCAGCACGTTGGAAGGAGCAGTACGAACGCGCGCAATCGATGATTCCGGCCGATCAGCAGCAACAGCAGGTGCAAGCGAATCCGCAGAGCGTCGACCAGCTGGCACGGGCATATGCCGAGAACATTCGTGCGCAGGAACGCGAGCAGGAGCGTCTAGTGAGCATCGAGGCAGCCGGCCGCAAGGAGTTCGGCGCCGATTTCGACAGTGCTGTGGCGAACCTGAACGCGGCGGGTGTGGGCGGACCAGAGTTCCTGCGCGTGATCGCTGAAATCCCGAACGCGGAGAAGGTCGTCGCATGGCTCGGCAAGCACGACAACCTGGGCGAAGCCGTCCGCATCGCGAGCCTGAGCCCGATCCAGATGGGCATCGAGATGACGAAGCTGTCGACGAAGGCCTCGAAAGAGATGACGAAGCAAATCTCGAAGGCCCCGGCACCGATTCAGGCCATCGAAGGCGGTTCGTCGGCTTCGGACAGTGTGGAACCCGCTGTCGGCTCGAAAGAGTGGTTCAAATGGCGCAACGAGAACGCACGTAAGCGCCGGTAAATTTTAAAGTGGCTTTTGACCATTATTGTCAGTCGATTGATATAATCGAATTAGACAATATTAGGGCAAAAGACCATGAATAAATGCTGTTCCTGTAAAGCAGAAAAGCCGATAGATGCATTTAGTCTAGACAAACAGAGGCCAAATGGCTTATCGGCTTACTGCCGAGAATGCAGGAAGAGGAAAAATGCAGAAAAGTATGTTGCGAGCCGCGAGAAAATACTAGAAAGAAACCGGAAATGGGCAGAATCAAACCCGGAGAAAGTGCGGCAAACAAGGGAACGGTATCGTAAGGAAAACGCTGCTAGCGTAAGGGAAACCATAGCTGGATGGCAGAAGAAGAATAAAGAGAAAGTAGCCTCCTACACTCGCTCGTGGAGAGAGAAGGTAGGGAAAGAGCGCGTATTAGCCGACGCACAAGCGTATAGAGAGGCTAACCGAGAAAAGACACGAACTGCTGCTATAAGATGGCAGAAGAAAAATCTTGGGAGAGTGGCCGCATATAACGCAGCACGATATGCTGCAAAGTTGAGAGCAACACCGGCTTGGGCTGATCTAGAAAAGATAGCGCAGATTTATATCGAAGCAGCAGAACTTGCAAAGAATCACGGTGTTACATACCATGTCGATCATGTAGTGCCATTGCGTAGCAAAATCGTATGTGGGCTTCATTGCGAAGCCAATCTGAGGATTTTGGACGCTGGCGAAAATCGCAGTAAAGGTAATCGACACTGGCCTGATATGCCGTAGTAATTACTAGGCCTAGCTGGGCCGTTAACCAGCGCATTGCCCGTTAATTATCTCATCTCCGTAGGGCGGGGGAAGACGGATCGGATAACCGATCTCTTTTCAAACCCTTTCGTAGATTTGAGGTAATTAAATGGCATCGAATTCGTTGCTCACGATCAACATGATCACCAACGAGGCGGTGCGTCTGTTCTCGCAGACGAACGCCTTCCTCCGCACCGTCAACAAGCAATACGACGACCAGTTCGCCCGCGACGGCGCCAAGATCGGCAACACCCTGCGCATCCGTCTGCCGAACGACTACGTGGTCAACACGGGCCCGGCGATCACGCCGCAAGGCACGAACGAGCAGAACACCACGCTGACCGTCGCCACGCAGAAGAACGTGCCGGTGTCGTTCGGTACGGCCGAACGTACGATGTCCCTGGACGACTACAGCGAGCGCATCCTAGCACCGGCCGTGAACCGTCTGGCTGCGTCGGTGGCCTCGGACCTGATGAATGTCGCGAACATGTCGTCCAACATCGCGCCGAAGATCACGGGCGGCAACCTCGTGTCGCCTGACGCTACGACCTGGCTGTCGGCCGGCGCGATCCTGGATCAGACCCTGTCGCCGCGCATGGACCGCAAGATCATCATGGATCCGCTGACCCAAGCTCGTACGGTGGGTTCGCTGACCGGCCTGTTCAACCCGCAGCGCAAGATCAGCGATCAGTACGAATCCGGCATGATCACGACCGATACCCTCGGCTTCGACTGGATGATGGATCAGACCACCAAGGTCCACACGGTCGGTACGTTCACTGCGGGCACCGTCAACGGCGGCAGCCAAACCGGCAACACGCTGGTGGTGAACGCCATCACCGGTACCCTGAAACAAGGCGACATCATCACCGTCGATGGCGTGGACGCGATCAACCGCCTGACCGGCGACGACCTCGGCGCGCTGCAACAGTTCGTCGTGACGGCTGACGTGGCGAGCGGCGCTACCTCGATCCCGATCTATCCGGCCATCGTCCCGGCGCCGGCTGCGTTCAACACCGTCACCACTTCGCCGGCTAACAGTGCTGCCATCCACCTCGTCATGACTGCTGGCTCCAAGTACCGCCAGAATCTCGCGTTCTATCCGGAAGCCTTCACCCTGGCGACCGCCGATCTGGTCATGCCGACCTCCGGCGTGGTCGAGTCGGCGCGCGCGGAATTCGACGGCGTGGCGATGCGCATGATCACCGCGTACGACGTCATGAGCGACAACCTCATCACCCGTCTGGACCTGCTGTACGGCTTCGCGGCGATCCGTCCGGAGTGGAGCGTGATCGTTCCCGACATTCTCTGACGCTTTCTCCTGTGGTGCTCTTTGGCCCGGTTTCGGCCGGGTCTTTTTTAAAACATCAGTGAGGCAGCGATGCATCAGAACATGCGAAATTTCACCGCCGAATACGTCTACCACGAGTTTCCAAAGTGGGTGGAATTGGCAAATGGCGAGCGGATCATCGTCCACAACGCCGCGGAAGAAGCAGCCGCGATTGGCACCGTCGACGAGACGCCGGCGCGCGAGGCGCTGATGGCTGAAGCTCGTTCGCTGGGCCTGAATCCGCATCACCGCACGGGCGACGAAAAGCTCGCGCAGATGATCAAAGAAGCGCGGGGTGAGTGATGGCGACCTTCAACAACAGCGGGGCGTATTCGATCCTGAACACGCAGAAAGGCACGTACTACGCCCAGGGTGGTCACTACTTTGCCCCGGCTACGTTCGTTGACCTCGGCACGACCGCGCCGACAGATTATCAGTCGCTTAGCAGCGAACGCTCGGATGCCGTGAACATCAGCGGTGGCTTGCTGAATGGCGTCACCATCGGCGCTGAGTCGACCATCAACGCGCCGATTGGCGGCCCGATTACTGGCGCAACGATGACGGGTAGCACGATTGACGGAACCCCGATTGGTCAGTCTACGCCGGCCGCTGGCGCGTTCCTGGGTCTGAACGCAACGAGTGCCAGCATTCTCGGAACACTCTCGGCCGAGGGGATCAACTCAACCAGCAACGGCCAAGCAGCAAGCCCGACGAATACCGGCACGACGCTTTCGCAAACGTTCGCCTCGATCACATACTTCGACTCTGCACGAACCGCGAATAACCGCACAGCGGATTTTCTGTGGACCGGCGGATCGTTCGCGGCACGCTTCAAGAATGACGCAGGCAGCAGCGCCCTGACGTGGCTCGCTGCGGCTGGAGGTCAGGCCGCGGGAATTACCGGCATCACGTCGAACAGCGGTAGCGGCTCTTGGGCACACACTGGTGCATTCAGCGCGAGCGGTGCGATCAATTCCAGCGTGGGCCTGACCATCAAGGAGGGCGCGAACGCCAAGCAGGGCATCGCTACGCTCGTCGCAGGAACCGTTACGGTGTCGAATACGTCGGTGACGGCCAACAGCCGCATCCAGCTTACCGTGCAGTCCCTGGGTACTGTCACATCGCCCAAGGCCGTTGCGATCACCGCACGCACGGCCGGCACTTCCTTCACGATCACCTCAGCCGACAACACCGATACGTCGATCGTCGCATACGAAATCTTCGAGCCTGGCACCTGATCATGAGTTCTCCCGTCCCGACCACGCCATCTGACCTGATCACGCTCGCGCTTAAAACCGCGAACGTGCTCGGTGTCGGCCAGACGGCCAGCGCAGAGGACATGAACGATGCGTTCAACTTGTTGAACATGATGATGGCGCAGTTGCAGCGGCGTCGTTACATGATCTACCAACTGGTGACGGTTTCGAAGCAGGCGACGGGCGCACAGTCATACACCGTTGGTCCTGGCGGCGATTTCGACATCCCGCGGCCAGCAAAGTTGGAATCTGCCTTCTTCCGGCAGAACCAGAATACGCCGCTGCCAGTGGACTATCCATTCACGATCCTGCGCGCGGCCGAGGATTACAACCGCATCTCGATCAAGAACCTGAATTCGTTCCCGCAGGTAATCTATTACGACGGTGCTTTCCCGGTCGGGAACATCTATCCGTGGCCTGTGCCGAACAGCCAGTACGAGATCTTCCTCACGGTGATGCAGACGTTGCAGCAGTTCACAACGATCAACGACACGATCGTTTTGCCGCCGGAGTACAGCGCGGCGCTGATGTGGAATCTGGTGCTGGAACTTGGCGTTGCATTCGGCTTGCCAGAGAACCCGCGCGCCGAGAAGAAGGCCGAAGCTAGCCTTCGCATCATCAAAGAGGCCAACGCTCAAATCCCGCTGCTGCAGATGCCGACGGCACTGAAGAAGGCTTCTGGCACCTTCAATATCTACGGCGACTATTACATCGGAGGCACGACGTAATGGCCCGTTTCGCACTCACTGTCGGAGCCTATGAGGCGCGAAGCCTTATCGCCGCTGCACAGCGGTGCGTGAACCTGTATCCGGAGAAGAATCCGGAGGGATCGCCCTTCCCTTTCACGTACTACCCGACTCCTGGACTGACGCTGCTCCTCTCGGTCACGCCTACGACCGGAAGCGGCTGGCGAGGGTTGTGGGCGTCATCCAATGGCCAGTTGTACGGCGTCTGCGGGTCATCCGTGTATGCGATCTCGTCGTCATGGGTGGCAACGTTCCTAGGCGACATACAAACGACCAGTGGGCCAGTTTCCATGACGGATAACGGCAACTATGTCCTGATCGTAGACGGGTCCTCTACGGGCTATTCCATCACGCTGTCGAGCAATGCGTTTGCCGAAGTCACGGATGCTGCTTTTATGGGTGCGAACACCGTTGATTTCGTCGACGGCTTCTTCATACTGAACAATCCGGGCACGCAGCAGTTTTACATCTCTCTGGCCAACCAACTGGCATTTGATGCGACGGATTTTGCATCGAAGTCTGGCTACTCGGACAAGCTCATTGGGCTTGGTGTGTCGCGCCGATACATCTACCTGTTTGGCGCAACGACTACTGAAATCTGGTTCAACGCAGGCGATGCAACGTTCGCCTTCGAGCGTATGCCTGGCGTATTCATGCAGTACGGATGTACGAATTCGGCCACCATCGCACAGATGGATGGGGAATTTTTCTGGCTCGCGCAATCGGTTCAGGGCCGCGCGATGGTCTGCCGAACCAACCAGTTCGCAGCACAGCAGATTTCCACCTTCGCCCTCGATAACGAGATTGCAGGTTACACCACTCTGGATGATGCGACCGCCTTCACCTACCAGATTGGCGGCCACTTCTTCTATGTCCTCACCTTCCCGACTGCCAACAAGACCTGGCAGTACGACTTGAGCACGGGTCAGTGGAATGAACTGGTGTGGCTCGACGAGAACGGCGAGTTCAACCGGCATCGTGCGAACTGCCACGCATCGATCTATGACACAGCCGTCGTTGGCGATTGGGAGAACGGCAATCTGTACGCCTGGGACATCAACGCATACACGGACAACGGCGATCCGATCACACGCATTCGCTCCTTCGCACATTCGACCGACGACAACTCGGACCGGATCCGCTACCGCGAGTTCATCGCGAACATGGAGGTCGGCAACGGGACCGGGACCAATGATCCAGTCCCGGTATTCCTGCGTTGGAGCGACACGCGTGGCAAGTCATGGGGCAACGCCATCAGCGCGAGCCTCGGCCTTGAGGGCGAGTACCTGACCTCAATCCAATTCCAACGCCTCGGCATAGC